CGCATTACCGCGGTCCCGATTGCACCAACCGCAAGTGCATTCGCGCCATGCGATGCGTCGGGCGGCGGGCGTCGTCCAGGCAACGCTTTTCCAGTTTTTCCAACGTCGCCGCCGTGTGCGGTTCGCGTCGGATCAATTCCGCGTGAGTGTTCAGGTACTCCAGTAATCGGGTCGTCGTGTTGTCGATAAAACGAACGCGCACGGTTGCCCCCCTTCGCCGACGGCGACGATCGATGATCTACGCCGAATACGCGTGCCCAACATGGACCCGCGCGATCACATTCAGAATTTCGCGGTATGTGGATTCGTCCCGAACCTGGGCGACCTCGCCCAACACGGTCGCCAGGGTAATCGGGGTCGGCACGACGGACCCGGCGGGCGGGGCGACGGCGGGCATGACGTGTTGCGCCAACGCTTTCCCGACGCGGTCGGTTCGGTTGACAAAATGGTCCCGCAGGATCAACAGGACGCGCAACCGGATTTCGGTATGCGCGATCGCGAACATGCGCGCGACGGCGATCGCTTCGTCCGTCAGGCCGATCCGGTCGGCGTCAAAGGCGGGCACGACGGGATCGTCGGCGGCGTCGGGCGCGATCAATTCGTCGAACGTCAGGTCGCATCCCTTCGCGATCCGTTCCATCGTGGCGCGCGTTGTCCGACGCGTGCCGTTTTCAAATCCGCGTAAGCAACCCGGCGAGATATTCGCGCGCCCCGCCAAAATATCCTGCGTCATCGGATACCGTCGCGCGCCGCGGGCGACGCCGTGATCGATCCGATACGCCAGGACGCGCGCCCGCGCCCGCGCCCAGGTCGCATCGTCCAGTTGCAAGGAAGGGGTTCGCCGCCGTCGGGTCGTTACCGTAATTTGACTCCTGTCCACGTCGCGGAAACCGCGGTATTGGGGACTCTAAAGAATCCGCTTGCGTCCCGTCAAGGGTTGATCAATGGTAGGCGGTCGGGGGGCACGTTGTCACTAACGTTAATCCGCCGGATTGCCGGAATCAGTAAATCGGAACTCGCAAAACGGGCGGGCGTCGACCTGTCGGCGATTTCCCGATTTGAACACGGGCGGCAATTACGCCAGTTGCGACGCGCGGAGTACGACACGGTCGCGCGCATTGCCGCCGCGGTCAACCTGACGCCCGACGAACTCCTAACGTTGGTCGAAGCGATCCCCGTGCGGTTCCCCCTCTATCACGCGATGCGGCGCCGCCGTGCGACGCCCCCTGAACCCGCCGCCGCGAGGTAACGCCATGCGACGCCGCCCAGGATTCCGGCACGGAATGCGGGTTCGTATTGATGGCGCCCGCGGCGTGTTGTGGGGTTGCCTCTCGCGGTTCCCTGGCGGCGCGACGAATTGGCGCGTTCGACTCCTAACTGGCAAGTGGGTTGAACCCGTCGGGATCATCGTCGACCGCATCGTCGACGATCCCCCCGGGGAACTCGCGCCCGACGATTGCGCGTCGTGTCGACTCCCGTTTTATCGCGGCGTCGGATCCGACGATCTGTTGTGCGACCGATGCAACGCCGAACAATTCGGCGCGGCGACGCGCGAACCCGACCCCCCCAAACCCGACACCCGCGACGCCGTGTCCCATCCCCGTCGGCATTACGGAGGTAGATTGCGATGACAACCTCTCTCGCCCCGACGACGATCACCGTTGAACCCCCGTCGTTAGTGTTCACGCCGGATCGCATCGCGTTAATCAAACGCTTGATCGCGAAGGACGCGACCGACGACGAATTAGACGTCTTCCTGTATCAAGCGAAACGGACGGGACTGGATCCGTTGGCGCGGCAGATTTACGCCGTCCGGCGTTGGGACGCCGCCGTCGGGCGTCCCGTCATGGCGATCCAGGTATCGATCGACGGGTTGCGGTTGATCGCGCAACGCACGGGCGAGTATACCGGCCAGATCGGTCCCCATTGGTGTGGGGATGACGGGCAATGGCGCGACGTGTGGGTCGCGGCGGCGTCCCCGGCGGCGGCGCGCGTCGGCGTCTATCGCCGCAATTTTACCGAACCGTTGTTCGCCGTCGCGCGGTTCGCGTCCTACGTCCAGAAAACCAAAGACGGCAAACCAAATCACATGTGGACGCGTATGGGCGACCTCATGATCGGCAAATGCGCGGAAGCGTTGGCGTTGCGGCGCGCGTTCCCGCAGGAACTCTCCGGGTTGTATACGCCCGACGAATTGCCGACGCATAGCGACGACCCCGACGCCGACGCCCAGGCGCCGACGCCCGCGCCGAAACGGACCCGCCGCACGGCGACCGCGGCGGCGTCTGAACCGCCCGCGCCCGCGGCGCCGCCCAGTCCCGACGCGCCCGGGTTGTTTATCCAGGCGATCGTTCGCGACGATGAGGCGGGATTGTGGGAAATCAAAACCTCGACGGGCGAAGTGTTCACGACGGTATCGAAAGTGATCCACGCCAGGGCGCACGCGTGTTTTACCTATCGGCAACCGATCGAAGTGACTGCCGACGATGGCGGCGTGATCGCAACCCTGCGACCGGCTGGCCCCGCCGCCGACGACGTGACGCCCGTATAGCGCCATGCCCGCGACTGTCCGGTTGACGCCGTCCGAACTCCGATTCGCCGCCGATGTCGGGGTCGCGCGGCAAATCCAAAACATGATCAAGGGTCGCCGCGATCGCGACGGCGCGGAATGCGACGACCCCAACACGATCCATATCGGCGGCGCGCGGGCGGAATGCGCGGTCGCAAAATACTTTGGGCGGTATTGGATCGCCGCGGGCGCCCTGGGCGATTTCACCGCGTGCGATGTCGACGGGATCCAAGTCCGATGGACGCGCGCAACCCATGCGCCGCATTTACGCATCCGTAAGACGGACGCCGACGACGCGCCATTTGTCTTAGTCACGGGCGACGCGTGTGTCTACACCCTGCATGGATGGATGTTCGGACGCGACGCAAAAGACCCGACGTATTGGGGCGATCGCGGGTACGTCGGGCGCCCGTGTCAGTACTTCGTCCCCGTATCGGACCTCTCCGCGGTCGACGCCCTGGCGGATTGGTTGGCCGAATACGACTACACGCGGCGCCATGCGCGGATCGCGTGCGAATGAGGCGGTCGGATCGACCGTCGATTCCAAACCAAATGATCGACTAAAGGGACTGAATCACGGAAAGAGTTAGCCAGGAACTTAAACAGCAATACCAAACAACAACAGTAGAAGGGGGCAAACGATGAGTGCAAAGCGGAACGACACGACGAAGTCGGACACTGAACCCGCGATCACCGTCCGATACGATTCCGAATCGATCGCGAACATGGCGCTAAAAGTCAAAGCGGAAGGGTTCGTCCCCGCGGAAGACTTGAAAGCGGATTTCGGCCCCGAAAAATTCACCCGCGGGATCGCCGTGTTGTATCGGGATTTCCGCATGTTCCGCGAAGTGCGGCGCGCGTGGAAAGACGGCGAGGATGCCACTGGGTACGAATGGGCGGATCGCCGGTTCAGTAAATCGGAAGTGAAAAAGATTCCGCCCGAATTGGGATTCCTAGTCGACCTCGCGACGCAAATGGCGCCGAAGTATTCCGACTTTCAAACCGTGACGGCAAAGTGTCGATACGTCACGGCGGCGTTAGGCGGGTGTCCGGTCGCCGATAAAAAGGGCGTCGCCGTGAATTCGTTTGAACGCGACGCCGACGGCAATATCCAAATCCTTCGCTATAACGTGCGCGCCATGATTACGCCCGCCCTGGCGATGATCGGGAAGGAACAGGCATTAGGACGGCGGATCGGATTCAAAACGATCCGCATCACGGCGAACGGCAACCTATCGGTTGTCGCGCGCCCCGTCAACGATCACGGACAAGGGAAGGGATTTTGTCATAGCGAACGACTCGCCGACGGAACGGAATTCACGATCGAAGCGTTGATCCCCACGTCGATCTTGTCCGTGTCGGAGTACGTCCAGGCGTTGAAACTCGCCGGGGAAATGGTTGGCCTGTCGCCAGGGCGGTCGGCGGGGTTCGGCGATTTTGAAGTACTCGACGTGACCTAAAGCGAGTTATTGAAAAATCGATCCAACGATCTGAAAGATCGATCCAATTATGGAATTCGTGAGCTATGCGAAATCACACATTGACCGAACAAGTCAGTGAACAAGGGGAAGGATAGAGCGCAAAAGACGAACCTACCACCAACGGAATTAGCGATATAGAAAATGGAAAGAGACACTGACGGAAGGAACGAGTCCAGAAAAGGAAATAGCAATCGAGCGATAGAGGTATTGAAACAGTGAACAACGCCGCCGTTGCCCCGATCGAACCCCCAACCGCCCGAACGTGGAGTGCAACCGACGCGCACGTCCGGCACGCACTCACGGCGATCAAACGCGGGACGGTCAAGACCGCCGACGAATTGGTCGGATGGGATCACGATCACGGGCAACGGCTGTTTGACTGGAACGATCCGACCGCGGCGGCATGGGCGCGGCGGGCGCAAGCGATCCTGTTTTTTAATCGGTTTCGCGGCGTGTTTGATCGGATGCGGATCCGCGCATTAATCCACGTCCGGGAAGACGGCGACGCGATCGTCGCGATCGACGAATCGGGGTATTTCCCCGTCGACGTGATCGCCGACCATCCCGGGATGCGCGCCCAGGTCATCGCGGATCTGTGTCGACGGATGCAAGTCCTAGCAAGCGAGCTACGTATGTGGAAACTCTCGCCCGTGGAACAGGCGGATCTGTTCCGGCGATTGGCCGACGTGATCGGCGACGCAACCGAGTAACGCATCGATGTACCAACTCATGCAATTAAACAATCATCGGGACGGGTTGGGGGGGCGCCGTGTTGTGGGTTGACGACAAATTACCGACGCATCCGAAGATCCTGAAAGCGGGCGGGATGATCGGGGAAAACGGCGTCCCGCTCGCCCTGGCGATGTTCGTGGAAGGACTCGCGTACGCGGTCGCGCATGTCACGGACGGATTCATTCCCGACGCGTTTGTGTCGAAAAGTGTTTCGTATTCCGATCCGTTGGTTGTCGCGCGGGCGTTGACAAACCGACATGTTCGCCTGTGGAAACGGGTCCGCGGCGGATACGAAATTCACGACTTTCACGACTGGAACAAAAGTAAGTCTGAAATCATGGACTTACGGGAAAAATGGCGGGCGAAAAAGGCGGCGCAACGGCGGGGCGGCAATGGACAGTTCTCCGGGGGACACTCGCGAGAGTCTCAGGGGGACAATGCAAATGTCCCCCGGGGAGTCTCGCGAGAGTCTCACCGTCCCTTGTACTTGTACGTACCCAGGACATCACGATCGAGAGGTACGGGTACTAGTACCGTCAGTGTACAAACCGCCCGCGTTCGCGTGCGGAATGTGGAAAACCTAAAAACCAAAACCAAAACGCCGACGCATCGCGTGTTGTGTTCGATGCTGTCTACCGAACTCGACGCCGACCCGTCGGTCGCCAACGCGATCGAAGGAACGAAGGCGCGTTGCGCGCGGCAGGGGTTCGCGTATCCCGACGGCGATCGACTCGACGCGGCGGTCCAGGCGGTCGCGCGGCGGCGCCGCATCGCGTGATGTCGTCATGGCGAAGATCCGTCCGTTCCCGCCGCCGCCCGTGGACGATCCGATCGGGACGTCCTGGGAACGCGACATCGTGCGCGCGATCGCGCGGGCATTACGTGACGAGTACGAACAACATCCTGACGAATGGAGGGACGATGGCAAAAAAGAAATCGAAGACAAAGATCGCGCCGACGCGCCGCCCGCGAACGCAACCGTTGCCCGGGATGGAGGATCGCGTAATCAAACCCCTGGAAGACGTCGCCGCGGATTACGCCGACATCCGGGACACGCGGATCGAACTGGCGGCGCGCGAACAAGCGTTGAAGATCGACGCGTTGCAGTTGATGAAAAAATTCAACAAAACAATCTATCGACACGACGGGATCGAAATCGCGATCATCCCTGGCGAAGACGACGTCAAAGTGAAAGTAAAAAAGGCGGTCGACGATGACGACGACGTCCAGGCGCCGCACACGGAATTCGCCGCCGACCGACACGCGGCGGTCGCGGGCGATCGCGAATAGACGCAAAGCGTTACTCGCGTGGTACTGGCCGACGCGCGACGAACTCGCCGCCGTCGTCGCCGCCGCGCATCGCGACACATTGCGGCAAAGTGCCGGAGGCGTCGTCTACGACGGACTCGGCGCATGGTTGAAACCGTATTCACGAACGGAGTAAACGCCCATGGAAACCAAAGTCGTTTGCGTCAAAGGACCGGCGGGGATGTATGCCCGCGCCGACGAACCGAACACGGGAATTTGGGGCGGGAATCAGGAAGGGTATCGCGGCGTGATTTGGGACGGGACCGATCGCAACGACGCCCGGTACCATTTTGAAATGACGAAACCCGACAACAAATTCATGTTGTTGCACGTCGAGTCCCGATGCTATTTAGGGATCGACGCGACGCAGTATTCCGGCGACATCGGCAGACAGTTCTATCTGAAACCCGAAGCGATGACATCCCCGGGCGGGTACGAATCGCCCGTGATCTACGACGGGAATTTGTCGGGCGTCCTATCGGGTCAAGTCGAGTACGACGACCCCGACCGCGGCAAGTACGTATCCTGCGCGTTTACCGTGGACGTGTTGTCGTGACGTTCCCCCGTCATCGCGTCTACGGCGGCGGGGGCGCCGCGGTCGCCCGCCAGGGCGCGACCGTCGCCCAGGGGAAACACTTGGTCGACATGGGCGGGCGGTTCCGTCCGTTGTCGATCACGTTTTTTTCCCAGGTATGGGGCGTCCGTCACGACGCGGCGCGCTATCTACAAAACGCGCAAACCGCGGCGGGGTACGGGGTTCATGCCCCGCGCATCCTGGGCGAAGTCGGCGGATCGTCCTGGGCGGATCGCGTCATCAACCCGTTAGAGTCCACGTACGAAACCGACCTGTCGGCGGCGATCGATACGAATTGGTCGTTGGGGATGCGGACCATCCTGACGATATTCGGCGGCGGGTGTATCGACGGCAACCGGCAACAGGACGTCGACCTGACGGTCGGCAAAGTGATCAACGTCGTCCAGCCGCGGTTAGATCGCATCCTGGCGATCGAAATCGCCAACGAAGACAATTTCCCCGGGTCGCCCGACGACATGAAACGGGTTGCGCGATTGTTGCGGTCGGCGTTGCCGTCCGTCGTGTTGATGCCGTGTTCCCTGGGGAACCTGGAACCGACCGAACCGATGGTCGCCCCCGACATGTGCAACGCGCAAAATTTGCATCAGGAACGGCAACCCGGCGATCTGGACTGGCGACAGGCGCGGCAGTTGTACGGGTATCACTACGGGTACCCGTGCGGCGCCCTGGAACCGATGGGCGTCGCGTTGATGCAACATGAGGATCTGAACGACCCCGTGCGGTATGCGTTTTGTCGCGCGGTCGGGTTGTTGTACGGGTTCCAGGTCTTTACGTTGCACACGGGACCGGGCGTTCGCACGGGCGGCGCCTATGACGTCAACATGGGGCGCGCGTCGAATTTTTACGACGTGTGCGGACCCATTACGCCGACCTGGGGCGATCTGGCGGCGTCGGCGGCGATGCTGAACACGATCGAAACGATCGTGCCCCTCGACGTCGCCGATTGGATCAAAACCTCGCAACATGGACGCGATCCGTTCGCGGACAATTTCCTATTCGCCGACGCGATTTGGTCGGACGAGGGGGAAGATCATGGCGTGTCGCGAAGCTATCTCGCCTATTCCGGCAACGCGTTTTGTTGCCTGTCGTACGGCGTCAAACACTACGCGAACCTGATCGCCCGGGCGTCGATCACGGCGACGATCTACGACATCCGGCACGGGACCGAATCGCCGTTCGTCGTCGGCAACGGCGGATCGTATCGACTCCCCGGGGACGCCGCCGCCGACCCGGGATACATCATCGTCGGGCAAAGGGGGTAGACATGCCGGATTTTGATTTCAACGGCGTCGCGACGTCGTCGACGATGATCGAAACACTCCTGACGGAACTGCGCGCCCGCCTGGATCGCGCGGTCGACAAACGCCAGTCGGTTCGCGTGTCCGTACAATCGGGCGTCGCGATCTTTGGATCCCCTGGCGATAGTTTCACGTTTTCGATCTACATCACGGAATCGATCCCGCACGTCGGCGCGTCCTAGGCATTCGGCAAATCCGCATATTCGGAGGGATGACACATGACGACGATCCAATCGCTACGCGTGATCCTGTTCGTCCTGGCGTTTTGTTTGTTCGCGATTTCGGCGTACCTGTCGACGGCGTTACCGGAAAAACTGACGCGCGCCGCGTTCGCGATCGTCGTCCTGGCGTGGATCATTCCGTGACGTGTTGCGCGGTCGGTCCCTGCGCGAACAGTCGCGCCCGCGGCGGCGTCGGATGCTACCTGTGCGACGTCGTCGCGAACCTGCCGCAACCGAAACCGCCGCCCGACGAACGACGGCGAAAAGACGACACGCGGGACGGCGTCGCCGCGAGTAAAGGCGGCGCCCCCCTCGCATTCAAACGGCGACATCGCGTAGGACCGCATCGCTAGACAATGGCGGTATTTCTATACGGCACGGACAACGGGGGAATCATGGCGGCATTTCTGTACGGTGCCCGGATGACGATGACGCTACTACTCCTGATCGCCGTCTATCAGGGGTCGCGGATCGCGTTGGTCGTACTCCTGGCGTTGATCGTGTTGTCGCAGGAAATTACAGCATCGTACGCCCGTCGCGTCGCGAGTGCCCTAGATGCTACGATGTTGCGACGCGCCGCCTACGAACACGGCGACCGCGACCCGTTGAAAGTCCACTGAATGTCCATTCTTCCCATGCGCGGATCCTGGCGGGTTGGCGATGTCGTGCGCGTGGGGCGTCCCGTGTTGGGCAACCCCGCCGATTCCCTCGCCGTCGTCGTCGAAGTCTACCGGCGAAGCGAACTCCGCGTCGGCCAGGGAATCGGTATCACCCTACTTTTCCAAACGGGCACATTCGACGGATTCAGTCCCGCCGACGTTGCCGTGTGCGGCGTGGAACGGGTGGCCCATAATCCCCGGGTGGCCGGATATTCCTGGACGTCGGCAACCCGGTTGCTAAAAGACTGGACGAATGGACTATTCGACGGCGTCTGGTCGGACCCCACGTTGCGCCATGCCGATCAAGATGGGTCGCCCGTGACCCTACGCCCCCGCCAGGACGACCGCCCGGAATAACGCCATGCCTGACGCCCCGACCCGTCTATGCGTCAACGGTCACACGACAACCGGGCGCGGCGAGTGTCGCCTGTGCTACGCCGCACGCGATGCGGTACGTGGGACACGGGGCGAACGTGGGTACGATCAGGCATGGCAACGACTGCGAGATAGACACGCGACAGACAACCCGCTATGTGCAGAGTGCGCGCGACACGGTCGCGTCGAAGCAATGTCCGACGTGGATCACGTTCGCCCCTTCACTACGTTTTCCGATCCGTTGCGGTTGGACCCGTTGAACCTGCAATCACTGTGCAAGCGTTGTCATCGGGACAAGTCGGCGCGCGATTGGGCAAGCACGCGATCATCGTCGACTCGCGCGGGCATGGGGGGATGTCGAAATGTTGCCGCGCCATCGCGTCCCAAACCGCGTGGGTCGTCTTCCGCACGCGACCGCACTACTTTCCGACGGTCAACCGGGGGCGTCCAGGGGGCGATCCCGGGGGCGCCCAGGGACGACGACGGACCAACCCTGGCGTAAACCCTATGGGACGACACAACACGCCGACCCGCCTGAAAGTGTTACGAGGGAACCCCGGCAAACGGGCGTTGAACCTCGACGAACCGATCCCCGATATCCTCGACGCCGCGATCCCTGACGAACTGACGGACCCCGTCGCGCGGGCGGAATGGACGCGGGGGATTGTTCCGGCGATTCGGATCGGGCACGTCACGGCGGCGGATCGTCCCCTGGCGATTTCGCACTGCACGCTATGGGCGACGTGGACGTCGCTACTCGCCGCCGCCGCGGGGCAACCCTACGTCATCGCCGCGGGGCGGAACGGGTATCAGGTACCGAATCAATGGCACGTCCAGGCGAACCGGACGATCGAAATTTTGATGAAGGTTGACGAACGGTTAGGGTTTACGCCGACGTCGCGGTCCAAGGTTGTCGCGAAGGGTCCAGGGTCGACGCGGGTTGCGATCGATAAGCAACGCGCGAAATTCTTTAACGCGATGCGCGGGTAAACCATGGCGTTTCACGTTCCCGAAGGATCGCGCGACACGATGCACCCGCAGTTCGGGACGACCCACGGCGTCGGCAATTACGGCGCGTTCCATTTCGAGTCCCCCGAACCCGGTTGGACGTTGTCCACGATCGCCACTGACGGCAACGATCCCGCGGTCCCCGCCGCGCAGGGATGGGAACACGTCAGTGTTCACGCGCATAGTCGGGGGCGCCTACGTACGCCATCCTGGAAAGAAATGGCGTTCGTGAAGGGAGTATTTTGGGACGACGACGACGTCGTCATCCAATATCACCCGCGGAAATCGGAGTACGTCAACCTACATCCGAACGTGTTGCACTTGTGGCGCGCGACGCATGTGGAAATACCGACGCCGCCGCCGTTTTTGGTGTGACCGATCGCGCAACCATGACAACCGCCCGCCGCCCGCGCCCATGGTGGGGGGTTGGACCCTCGCCCGCGGAGCGTTGGCCGGGGGTCACGATTCCCTTCCACGCGACATGGTCGACCCTGCGCGACCGATGGGAAACGCATTCGGGGCGGTACTACTTCGACGCGGCGAAAGCGGAACGCGCCGAAAGTTTTTTCCCGTTATTCCTGCGACATCATATCGGCGCGTTTGCGGGGCAAGCGTTTGAACTGCGCGCCGACCAAGCGTTGTTGATCGTGCGTCCGACGTTTGGATGGCGACGGACGCGGGACGGGTTACGACGGTTCCGCAAAGTGTTCGCGTTTTGCCCGAAGGGGTGGGGCAAGTCGCCCCTGGGCGCGGGACTGGCAATCTACCTCGCCCGCTATGACGGGGAACCCGCGGCGGAAGTGTACGCCGTCGCCGCCGATCGGAATCAGGCGCGCATCGTCCACGAAAACGCGAAAATCATGGTCGAAAATTCCCCCGACTTATTCGAGGGATGCGCGATTGTCAAAAACGCGATTACCTGGCCCGCGATCCATTCCGGCGTGTCGGTCTTATCGTCGGACGCGTCGACGAAACACGGGTTCCGCCCGCACGGGATTATCTTCGACGAATTGCACGCGCAAAAAAACCGCGACCTGTATGAAGCGTTGCGGAAGTCCATGGCGAAACGCGATCAACCGTTGTTGATCATCATTACGCACGCGGGCGACGACGACGAAGGGATCTGTTTTGAGGAATACGATTTAGCGAAGCGCGTATTGACGGGGAACGTCGCCGACCTCGATACCGCGTTGCCCGTGATTTTTGAGGCGGCGAAGGGGGACGCGTTCGACGACCCCGCCGTCTGGACGCGGGTCAACCCCGGGCACGGCATCACGATCAAACACGACGACATCGCGGAGGAAGCACGCGAAGCGAGTGCCGAACCCCGCAAGCGGAATGATTTTGTTCGGTACCATTTGAACGTGTGGACGAATCAGGCGACCGCCTGGATCCCGATCGATTGGTGGGACGCGTGTCAGGACGACGGCGGCGACGCCCAGGTCGTCGGACTCGACGCGGCGGCGGGGTTGGACTTGGCGCAAAAGTGGGATCTGGCGGCGTTCGTCGTCGTGTTCCGGCGCCCCCTGGCGGCGGCGATCGCCCTGGACGTCGCGGCGAAGGACGACGACACGGGCGCGACGTTGCGGGTTCCGGTCGCGTTGAACTACGAACTGATCGTCCGTCCCTATTTCTGGATTCCCGAAAACACATTACGGCAACACGAAAAACAGGACGGCGTCCCGTATTCGATATGGGTTGACCGCGGCTGGATTACCGCGACCGACGGGGACGTGATCGACTACTCGCGGATCTACGACGACATCACGACGAAGATCGTCCCGCGGTATCCCGCCTTAAAGCAAGGCACGATCGGATACGACCCCGCGTTCGCGACCGACCTCGCAACGAAACTCCGCGACCTGGGCGGATTGCGCGTCGTCGAAGTGTTACAGAACTACAAAATGTTTTCGGAACCGTCGCAAGTCGTCGAAGCGTTGATCAAGGGGCGCCGCGTGCATCACGACGGGCACCGGGTGTTGCGATGGAATTGGGAAAACATCGCGATCAAAACCGACGACGCCGGACGGATTCGCCCCGTCAAACCGCGCAACCCGGCGAAACGGATCGACGGCGCGGTCGCGTTGATCATGGGCGAACGCGCGCACGCGGCGCCGCGCGACCGCGTCCCGGAATATCAAATCGTCGTCGTAGGGGGGGCGTAATGACTGACAAACGCATCCAGGGGCGACCGCCCGCGTACGGCACGACGGCGTCTGAACGGGTCGTCGTGCGGGTGACGCCCGCGCATCGGATCGAACTGCGGCGGGTCGCCGACGCGACGGGGCGGGGGGTATCGGGCGTGATTCGGGAAATGATCGACGAACGGTTCGACCGCCCGCGGCGCGATTGGTCAGACCTCGCGCCGGGGCCGAAACGGGACGGCGCGGGGGATTAGGGGGCGAGGGGCGGCGCGGGTTCGACGCGGTCGACGCGCAACCCCTTCATCGCGGCGCGTTGTTGTGTTTTTGCGATCGCGGCGTCGACCGTGGGCGCCCAGGTAACAAACCGCGTTCGCCCGACGAAGACGTACCAACGATACAGGGTCGTCCCGTCGACGGATCGTTGACTGGCCAGGATCATTACTCGCCCCCGTCGTTCAACCAATTCGCCAGGAGTGACAGGATCAACCCGCGCACGGACACGCCGTCGCGTTTGCACTTGGCGCGCACGCGAATCCAGAACCCCGCGGGGATGTCGTCCAACATGTATCGCTTGCGCGTGTCGGGGTCGAACGGAAACGCCCGCGAGTATCCGCGGGTCGGCGATTTGATCGGCATTATTTCCCCCTCGTTTCGACGCGGGCATGTTCGCGGACCCAGTACCCACGGCGACACGCGTCGCATACGCCGTTCATGGGGTAATGATTGTCGTGCAACCGGAGGCGGTCGGCGCGCGGACACCAAGTCCCATGGGGGCACTTATGGCGACGCGTGCGGCGCCCGTATCGCGGTTCGCGCGTCGTCGGGCGTTCGCACCAATCGCACACGACGGGGACCGACGCCGCCGTCCTAGCGGGCATCGTCGACCCCCTGGGACGCCAACGCGCGGAGTAGCGCGCGGGCGCCGAAGTCGTGATCCTGGGCGCCGCGGTCGGAGTAGAAACCGCGCGTCGCCGATCAGTTCCGCCATGGCGGGATCGTGACGCAGGATCCAGAAGTGGCGCGACGTCGCGCGCACGACGTCGGGGACGATGTATCCGCGGTCGCTAGAATCCTGGATGAACCGCCGCGGGATGC